CAATGGCGCCGACGTGTGCGATGCCATCTAATACTGATTTCTTAGCGTCTATAGTGCTAATGCCATACATTCCGGCTAAGTCTCCTCGAAACTGCTGGGCGGCGCTATCTATGAACAGCATGTCCGCATCGTATTTATCAATGAAGTACTGAATAGCTTTAGCGTGTTTCTCAGTGGTTTTTTCCTGAGAGGAGTATTCCCCTAGTAGGTAATACAAGTCGTTTTTAGCATCATAGCAGAACATAGCTAGAGCTGTAGGATCACGGTAGCCTGCATCGAGGCCCCCGAATACATCGAAGCCCCTAATATCAAGATCAGATAAGTCTCGGACTTGTGTCTCGAAGTTGAAGTCCCAAATACGTCCTTCGTATACCGAGAAGTCGGCTTCATACTCTTGCTTAAACTCTGCTGGGCTCATCGTTCGACGAGCTTCCTCGATGTCTCGTAGATCAACCCTAGGGTTGTCTTTATATGTAGCGTGTACGGAGACCCACTCTGGGAACTCATCCGAGAAGCCACGATCGTAGAACTTGGCGAACCAGTTGTTTTTACCACGAGGTGTTGAGATAAATAGCGCTTTAGCGCCTGGTTTATCTAGAGTAGGACGTAGTGCGATGTTGAAGGCGTTCTCACCTTCATCGGTGAGGGCCGCTTCGTCGAAGATAATTAGGTCGTAAGAACGACCAACTACTGAGTCTACTTGGTTTACCGAACCCATTCTAACTGTTGATCCGTTAGATAGCTCGATAATTGAATCTTTAGCGTTATCACGCGTTACCTCTAAGCCAAAGTGCTTGATGAGGTTTCTCTGAAGATCGAAGCTGATCTGCGAGAGTCTGTAGTTCGGAGACATAATCAGAACGTTAGTGCCGGGGATGAGGCTGACTGCCTGACCGATAATATTCGCAATATAAGTTTTGCCAAGTCGTCTAGAGATGGCGGCGGTTATGAAACGATACTTAGGATTATTGATTGCATTTATAATAGCAGTCTGAGGAACTAGCGGGGTGATCCCTAGTTCCTCAAGATAACGGTCGATAGGGAGCTTTATAAACCTATCAGCCGTATAGCTAAAATCTACAATGCGATCTGTAATTATGTCTAGTCTAGATACTTTCATTAATCTTTCTTAGGTTCGTTTACTTGTTTTTGAACTTGTGCTACAATATTTTGAATAAGCGGTGCAGCTACTTTATAAGGCATCTGCTCTAGTGCTGTCATTACTATTGAGAACTCTTACTCGTTTAATGTTAGTGTTACGTTTTGCATATTATACCTCTTGTTCTTGCATTACTACGTTTTCTTCTACTACAGGTGGAGTAATTACTCCTATTTTAATTCTATAAAGGAATGTTCTTTTATGAGAAGCTACTCGTTCATCAATATCAGCTTCTTCACTGAGATCGCTGATATTTATTGTTTTTGATGCTGTTAGCCCAGTAACTGTGTCAGTAAATGTAACATTAACAGCTGCTGGGTCTGCAGTATCTACTACAACCTCTACAGTATCCGGAGGTACTGGAGTTGGTTCTGACATTGGTTCTGGAGTTGGTTCTGGCATTAGTTCTGGCATATTATTGTCCTTTCCCCATTTTTGGGTCTTTTGGTTGATCTTTTAACCCTCTGGCTTCTAAAGCTGCATCAGCGCGCTGAGTTTGCCCATGAGGAAGGTGGGTTCAGACGACATGTGTTGCCTCTTGAAAGAAGGATGATTATGGCTTGTACGCGCCTGCGCGCGGGGTGTCAACCGTGAATATTAGACCTTCTGCGGGGGCAGCTTAACAATGCTCATTGGTGTAGCTCCCTGAATCATATAGTCTCAAAACTAGAGCGGCCTGTCAAGTCCAAGTCCAGTTCATACCGTCCATGAACGAATCGCCATTGGAGTTGTTGTAAACACTCAATGTTCCCGCGTCAGCGCCGGGCGCGCCACGAACGCCCCTGAAGTTTATTACATCCCCGCTAGAGACGCTGAAGACGTCCCCGGAGACCAAATCCACATATCCGTCGGAATTCTTTTTGTACTTGTAGGTAATGCCGTTCGTGCCGCCGGTGAATGTTATCTTCAGGTTTATCGCTACTGTAATGCCGGTAATAGTCTGCGTGTTGCCTGTGAGCGTGGCCACTGACCCGGACGTGTCCGTCCAGTCTACAGCATCCGGGATAATGTCTGCCGCAGACGTGCTGTAGAACTGGCTGAGTTGCAGGCCGGCTGATGTGGCCGATACTGCCGCGTTGGGGGCCGTGTCCGGCACAAGAGCGCCGCCGCGAACGTAGTCGGATAGCGCGGTGCTGCCATCTGTTCCAAACTCTGTGACCAAGTCTGACAACGCAAGCGGTGGTGTCGCGGTTACAGCCATTAGGAGAGGGCCTCCACCTTGGCGGACAACTCCTTGACTGCTTCGATGAGCACGGCAATCAACCTCGGGTAGTAGACCGCGAGCCCCTCTTTGTTTTTCGTGACAAGGAGATCCAGACCAGCGGCCTGCAGGTCCTGCGCGAAGACGCCGATCTCTCGCTTACCGGTAGACTTACGAGTGTACTCGAGTCCACGGATCGCTTTGATCTTATCAAGCGCGCCCTGAATGGTAACGTCATCTGTCTTGAGCGCCGCATCGGATGAGATGATGAAGTCTGTCGCGGTGACCGCCCCGAGGAGCTTAAGGTTACCTGCGATAGACAGAGACATGGAGCCCTGAGCCTGAGTGTGAGAAGGAGTTCCCCACCACCAACCGCGTCCAGTATTGTTGCTCATCTGGAATGTCATAGCGTAATCGGTCAGGTCGCCGAATGTAAAGGCTGACTGCATGCCGATGGTATAGGTGGATGTGTTCCAGACGCGGAGTTTGTCTCTGGTTGAGGTCGTGTTTGCTGTCAGAGTGGTGCCGATCGTGAGCCCAGCAGTCATGACAACGTCGTTAGCCGAGTCCATGGTCATACCGTAAGTGCTGCCCGAGTCTGTTGAGAACCGGAGCGTCCTAGCGTCATTTCCAGCGATGCGAACACGCTCTCCGGACGCGTTGCCTAGTTGCAGGTATGCATTGTTGGTGCCTGAGCCCTTGGCGTAGAAAGAGGCATAGCCGTTAAGACCGCTTGCTATTATAGAACAGTCTGTGGACCCATACGTGTTAAGGTTACCGGTGCTGGACAGGGTCATCGTATCGACTGACGAGGCCGAAAATTTAAAGCCTGTACCGTTGTAGTCAAACGTAGTGTAGGATCCCGTGTTTCCAATATTGCACGAAGAAGCGGTGGCTCCGGTACGTTCAATCGTTATATGGGCAGAGTCCGCCCCGGTGCGGGTTGTCTTGAGCGCCGCGCTGAACGTGTTGGTCCCGCTCCACGTGTTGTTGCCATTCAACAGTGGAATCGTTCCACCTGAGGTACCAGTGGCTACGATAGCGGCGGTGCCGAGGCCGAGATTCGTACGGGTGCCAGAGGCGTCAGAGAAGGTGGGGGCGACGACGAAGTTCAATACGCGGGTGGCACGGGTAACGTAAAAAACGTTACCGATATATGCGCCGGCGTCATCATATGCGACGAGATAGAAGTTCGATCCTGCGTTGGAGCCGGATTCGACGGCGTCGTCGGATCTCATAATCCAGCGCGAAATCGTGCCAGATTGGAAATTGATATACTTGCTGTACCCGGCGGCGGCCCTCAGATACATTACGGATGCGAAAGCCGCAGTAGAGCTACCGATCATCAAGTAAGACGAGGACGACGGATTCAGGATTGTAAAAGTGGACTGGAATGTAGCTGTTCCGCTCCACGTGTTGTTGCCATTCAACAGTGGAATCGTTCCACCTGAGGTACCAGTGGCTACGATAGCGGCGGTGCCGAGCCCAAGAGTGGTGCGGGCAGCAGCGGCAGTGGTGTCGTCAAGAAGCGTCAGACCATACGCGCCGGGGGTGGTTCCACGCAGAAGATCAGCGTCTAGCCCAGAGCTAGTGCCGTCATTACCGGCATGCCAGATTGTGTTACCATTATAGGTTAATACAGAAGAAGTAAAGACAAGTCTATCTGTTGTTGATGTTTTGAATTTCCACCCAGTAGCATTATAGTCTAATTCCATATAGCTACCAAGATTTGCAATAGTTCCAGTGGAAGCTGAAGCTCCGGTGCGTTCTATTGTAAAGTGGGTAGCTGCACCACCTGATGTAGATTTGAAACCTGCAGAGCCTGTGAAGAGCCCAGAAATTGCTCCTGCTCCAGTCAATGTAATTGCTGTAGCAATCAATGATATGTTTGTAGCAGTTGTAGCACTTCTTGTGACTGTTAGCCAGAAAGTTTCTGCATTGTAGGCGTCATTGACCAGTGACCAGCCAAACGAACCGTTTGCATAGCCGTACTGGCGC